AGGTGGTTGCCATGCCATATTATTTTTTAGTTCCAGTAACCCCGTTAAAAATATATTTTTGCCCAGACTTTAATTTTTTCCACTCTTCTTGTGATTTAATTTGAATAGCATTTTGTGGAGCAGATTGAATCGGAGTAAACTTTTGAGGTTTTTCAATAGATGCAATATCTTCCTCAAGCAATTGTTTTGCTTTTAGTGCGCCACTTTCAATCTGATCTAAATTATCTTTAAACAAAAAGAAACTTAATGCAGGATCAACGCTTCCAGCACTAGCCGCTAAAAGACTTAATTCTCGTTCTGAAATTGCTCCTAATGCCCCTCCTGTTGGAGATGCCGCCTTCATCTCTGCTAGTTTTTTAAAGGCGATATTACCTTGAAGAGTTTCAACAAGTCTAGATACATCTGCGGCATCAGTTCCGGGGATATATGACAACCAATTTGCCACCCCTCCAACGCCGGGAGAAACCCCATCATAAATGCTTCGTATTTGTTTAATAGTGCGAAGCATCAAGTCTAAATCGCTAATTGGTTCTTTTAATGCCCTAACTTGTTTTTTGGCATCTGGAGTAGGCTCAATATCAAGCGTGACATTTCCCTCGGCATCAATCTTTCCTTTAGAAACAGTCATTCCTTCTGGGACTCCAGCTTTTTTAGAAGTGGGTTTTTGCTTTGGAGCCTTAATACTAAAATAACTTGTGCCATCTTCTAAAACTTCTTCAGTAACATCAGGAACATCATAATCAGGCATTCTGCTTGCAAGTTCTTTTCTTGCTATTAATGCCTCCTCGTAATCCTCATAGTTTCCTAGAAGTTCTTGAACAGGAACTTGCTTAATAGATGGAGGTTCAGCGAATACTGCAACTGGCATCTCTGGATACATCGCATTAAGTTGATCTTCGCTTAATTGCGCGATTTTTTCTGCTTCTGTTAATTCTTTTGGATCGGCAGGTTGATCGGGAGGTTCAGCAGTTGGGGCGGGTCCGCCTGCGATATCTAAAATAGATGTTTCTGGTTTGTAAGTTTCAAATGCAATTGATTTTGGTTTACCTTTTAAATTTCCAAATCGATCTTCAGAAACAGCAGAAAACGGACTGGTTCCTTTCAATGAAGATGTATTATCTCCCTTCATATTATCTGGAATCTCATCTGGAACAGGCTTAAATTGCCCTTCTGTGCTTGAAGCTGTGTCAGGCTCTGTAGGAACAGTTTTTGGCAACGATTCAGGTTCTACAATAAAAGTTCCGCGAGGCTTAATAACTGGTGGCACTTTTTTATCTTTACCTCTAGTTTCAACTTGAGATTCAATATTTTGAACTTGCGCTTCTTTATACCTTCTCTCCAAATCTTTCTCTTCAAATGTCTTTTCAGATTTAATTGCGGCTACATCTTTTTCATGTTGGCGTTGAATGACAGCTTCATCTTTTTTGTCTTTCTTCTCGCGTTCAGTAACATAAGCCGTAGTAATACCTTTTAATGCATCACCAATGCCTTCTTTCAAGCCACTCGCCCAACCTTGCGACACTAATTCAGGTTGCGTTGATTTAACCTCTAAAAATTCTTGAGGAGTAAATGACAATGCATTGTGACGCACTTCTGGCATTTGAAATGGTCGCATCCCCTCTAATGGAGATGAAGATTTAATTGTAGCAAATTGTGGCGAGAAAGAATATGATTCAGGCATTACATTCCTCCGAATTGTAGTCCTTGAGCGGACGGGAGTGCGAAATTAGTATTTTGTTGAGTGCCGCCAACCCCTGTATTTGACGCAAGAATAGGCGGAATTCCCATTTGCATAGAAGATGGCGCATTAGTTGATGCTGGACCAGCAACTCCACCTGCCGCAGAAATCTTTTGTTGTTGCGCGGAACCTACATTGTATCCGCTTCCGCCAGCGGTAGTGCTGGCATAGTTTTGCGCGGATTGCTGATCTAGTTTTTGCTGGTTTTGTGCGGCACTAGTAAAATCTTTTTGTAGTTGCGTTTCTGATTGCCTGCGGAAGTCTGCCGCTTTTTGATTTTCAGCTTGAATTTTTTGTTGGCGAATTCTTTCAGCTTCAGCTTCTTCTTGCCGTTTTCTTTCAGCGTCTTGTCGTTGCCTTTCAGCATCTGCCGCTATTCTTGCATCTTCTGCGGCTTTCCTAGATTGCTCCAACTGCTGTTGCATCTGCTGTTGCATTGCGGATTGCATTGCAGATTGCTGTGCTTGCCAATTATTATTTTGAGGCGCGGGACTACTGCCACCACTATTGCTTTTTTTACTACCTTTACTTCCTCCCATATTAAGTTCCTCCAAATTGAAGACCAGTTGTTTTTGGCATTGTGAAAACATTACTAGCAGTTGGTTGATTAGCTTCCGTAGTTGGAAGGTTTGGCATCACACCAATTTTACCCAATGCTTTTTGCCTAGCGGCATTCAAATTGTAACCAGCACCAGTAGCTTGCGCTCCTGCGGACAATGCCGCCTGACGCTCTTGCTCTTGCCTTTGCTGGTCTGCCCTTGTTTGTGCGCTAGATATAGCAGATAGTTCTTGCTGTGCTTTGGATTCTTGTTGTCTACGCAATTGTGCGGCGGCGGTATTTTGGCTTTCAATTGCCGCTTGTCGTTGTTGCTCTTCAATTCTTGCTCGTTCTTGTTTTTGTTCTTCCATTATCCGAGCTTGTTCGCTTTCAATTCTCTGACGCTCATAAATTGCATCTTGCCTTGCTTGTTCAGCCTGTTGTTGTTGCAATTGAGCCATCATTGCTTGTTGCGCCATCTGTTGATTAAATTGCGCTTGTTGCATTTGCATTTCTTGCTGTCGCAAGCCCTGCTCTGCTTTAATTTGAGACTTTGATGGTCCGCTAGGTCCGCCGCCCATGGGTTTATTTTCCTTTCAGTTTATTGTTATGCTCCGCCAAATTTAATATCAGATAAATCAGGCATTTGAAAAGTATTTGCTGTAGCAACCTTTAAATCTTTTGTTGGTGGTTTATAAGAAAAATCAATTGGCAAGTAAGAGGGAGCAGTTGTATCAATAATTTTTGTTTGTGCAAGATTGGACACAGCAGGAATTGTAGGTTCATTGCTGGTTTGACTTGCAACTTGATTTACAACTTGATTATTAATTTTATTTTCTTGTGTTGGTAAAGAAGTAAATAATGGTTTACTAGATGCTAATTGAGCATTACTAGCTTTTCTTCTTGCAATATCTAAATCTGAACTTGCTTTTAAATTTTGCAACATTTGCTGTTGTTGTTGAAAATACTGTGTATTTGATGGCAATCCTTTTGTCATTGGAGCATATGAACTTTGTTTTGGATTTAACCAGTTCATTAATGGTGCGCCAAAGTTTTTGTCTGCCGTTAACCACTTTTCTCCACTTGTTGGTAAAACATTTAATGGGTCCATTATATTTAATGGATCAATAATTTTCCGTAGAGGCTTGCTAATGCCAAAAGGATCAACAACTTTTGTTGTTAATTTTCCAAATTGTTTTGTGAATGAACCACCCATAATTATAATCCTATTTTTGACCTAGCTTCCAAGCAAAGTTTCGATCCGGGTTCAAATAACCTACACGCCTGCGGTCTGCAATTATAAACAGAACACTTAACTGCGGTTCCAACTTCACCTTCCAAAGCAACACATCTGTTGTTTTCTGTCTTCATTAAAGGATAGTCAGTTCGTTGCATTTCAGCAGGTATACCAATTGCATCTGATCGATCTCGTTTGAAGATCGGCCATGACCACTTAAAACTGCAACAGGCTCCACATTTTTGGCAATCATAATTCTTCACATCCCGTACATTTTTCCAACCCCGGAAAGCGCACTAGTTGCCAAAGTTTTTCCTGCGTTAGCCCATGCGTTACTGACTAATTCAGGATTTGTGTTTTTAATATCAAATGGCATTGATGGCATAAAGTTTAAAGCATCTGGATTATTTTTTAATTGCATTTCAAGCCATTTCTTGTAACTATCCGCTTGATTTTGGCTAGTTAAAGCGGCAGATGCTGGACTGCTAAAATCAATTTCGCCAATGCCTTTTGCTAGTGCGCCAAGACCTTGACCGATGCGTTTGTTTTGCGCTTGCTGTGCATCAAATGCCGCTAGGTCTGCGGCGGTTGCTTGAGTTGCTTTTTGAACTGGTGCTTGAGGGTTAAATGCCCCTCCCGGCGTTGTTGAAGTGCTTGATGTGTTTGCTCCACCCATATTATTTCTCCCAAGTTACTGGTTTAAATCCTAAATCTGGAATTACGATATCTTCGTAAGGCGCAAGATGTGATATATTCGTTATTGTTGCTTTTAGCTTCGGACAATGCACATGATTCGGTTGATGCCGATCAACACAATTCAAGCAAGTTGGATAGAAGTCTGCGTTTAAAGATTTATCAGGGTTATTTATCCATCCTTGCTTGGTTTTTACATAACGAGTCGGATCAGCCTTTACTCCATTGTCTTCCAGATATTGATAGATATCACGATCAGTCCAGTTACGCATTGGGTAAAGTGAAACGGGGCTACCTTCAGCATGACGAACATCTTGCGCCAACGGCACATGACCCTTGATTAGATCAGTATCAGAGTTTTTAGTGCCAATCCAGACTGATTCCCAAGGCCAATGGAAAGTTCCAGTCGGGCGGCGAAGGAAATCGTTTAGACCGCACATGAACTTCTCGCCTTCCTTCGGACGCTCGGTTCCTAGCGATAGCACAACTGCCTTGGTTCCCCATTGGAAGTAGTGCAAAAGATCAAAGCGTACCTCGCCAGTTTCTGTATCAGGACCATCCGCTAAAGCAAATCGGCTTGCTGGGTAGTCGTAAACAGTCAAATCCCAGTCTTGTATTAATTGATCTGAATAAGCGTAACGCTCGCGAAATTTTGGTTGGCGAAACTGAATAATAGGCACATCGATTCCAGCTTTAAATTTAAGCAAATGAAGCATCGCAGTTGAGTCTTTCCCGCCTGACCACAACACAACGGAATTGGGCCAATTTTTCGCCCATAGTTTGGCTTTCTCGATTGTTTCGCTAATCAATTGATCCATATGTGCAGATTTTTTGTTTATATGATAATTGCCGCCGCACCGATTGCCGCGCCACCAATACCAGCCCCCGCTGAAATCATTCCTGCTTTAGCCGCATTTTGAGATTGTGCGCCTTGAACTGCCGCATCATATAATGATTGCTCATAAGCCTGACGATTTTGCCTTTGGACATTAGAAAGATTTAAAATCTCTCCCATATTTTTGCTTAAATAATCAAAAGCATTTTGATTTAACCCCATTCTAGCTTGTTGAAATGAATCAAGTGTTGATCCAAGTTGTCTAGCCTGCTCAAATTCTTCTGCTTGTTTTAATTGATTAATTTGACCAAGTTGTTGTGCTCCCTGCAAAATACCTTGTTGCCAGTCTGACATTGCACCACGATTCCCAGCTTCTGCCGTCATTCTTTTGTCGATCAATGCGCTAGGGTCTAATCCTCCAGTTGGGCGTTGCTGGCTAGAAACAAATTGTTGGCGCAACGCAATATCTTCTAGCATCCGCTTGCGCCCTTCTTCAGTTGAAACATCTGCAAGCATGGATCGGCCAAAAGATGAAGAAGGATCGACTCCTGTTCCGCTAACTGAAGAAATACCTTTATTTTTCAACCAAGCATCCATGTAATTTTTGAATGCTTCGCCAGATGTTGCAGATTCTATTTGTTGTGGCAACTGCAAACGCATACGAGCGGTTTCAGGAGAGATCATCATTTCCCCCTCTCTTGCCCTTGCTTCATTCGCTAATCCAAATTGTGCCGCTTGACGCGAAGTTTGTTCAGCATCAAAATCCTGCATCAAAGGTTGCATCTTTGATTGCAAGTCAAACACATTTCTTGAGGTGCTTAAAATATCTCCTCTTGATTTAAGTAAATTTAATTGTGTGCTTAACGCTCCAGCTTGAGCGGCACTTAAATCTTTACTAGCAATATCAAGCGCAGTATTTCCAATCCCTTGCTTTTGGGATAAAATTTGATAATCTGTCTGATAATCAGGTCGGCTCATGTATCGACCAGCAGGTACTGTTGCGGCTCCACCCATAAAAATTAATCCTTTCGTTTGATGTAAAATACTTCTCGATTTAATCGTTCCATTCCTAACTTATCCATGATTTCGTTTGTGAATGTAAATCGTTCGCTTTGCAATGGAACTCCGACATAGCCGGGACCACCTGTAAGTTGATTGTAAACTCTCCAGTCATGCATTGTTTGTATCACATCCCGTGGAGTTGTAAAATCTGGATGGAAAGCAGGATAAATTGTAGGAATAAAAACATGGTCACTATAGCCAACCAATTTATTGTCTTTATAGTGACCATATACATTGATTTGAGGATGATCTACAACCTTATGATCAAATGATTCTGCAAAATCAGCAAGCTCAAGAAACTCTGCTGAATCTTTAGGTATTAGCTTATATTCAATTGGTGATCTCATGTATTTATTTATTAGTTAAACCCAACAAAAATCTCGTCTGGAACTGGGCCTTGTTTGAATCCTGTATACTGCGAAGCAACTTGATCCAATACATCTTGACGATCATTGTATGTGCCGCACAAAGCGCACGGCAAGCATTCATTTTGATTTTTTTCAAAAGGAATAGAAGAGTAGATAGGAACAAGAAATTCATCTGCAAAAGGCGAGATAAATTTATTCGGAAACTCTGTCAATCTTATTTTTGATTTGGCAATACTTGGCATAATTAGCAGGGATTTTTTGCCTTGAATTCTTGCGCGGCATTGGTCGCGGCTTGCTCTGCCAGCTTTTCAGCCTCTTCTCGCGCATGAGCATAGCTAACTGTCGAAATATAAGAAGCAGATGCCGTAGCGGAAATCGTCTTGCTGGAACTTGTGCAATTTACAGTCACAGTTTTGTAAACTTTGGCACTCCAGTTTTCTTGTGACAAGGATAAATTCTCATAGGGACTTTCTTTCAAGTCGATAGTAAAATTGTTTCCAGTTTGACCAACAACGCAAGATTTAGTTTCAACATATTGTGGAATTCCAGTAGCCTTTTCGCTCCACGGGTCCATAAACATACGAACTATCTCGACACCCATCTGTCCACACCATTCGATTAGAATAGAAAAAGCCTTGTCTACATCGTTTGTTAATGGACTTTCGCAAGTTTCATAAGTAGCTAACCTGTTTGCTGATTCTGTTATTAAGCGACGATATTGCGTGTTAAGGAATCCAGCTTTTTCTACTTGGCTTTCGTAATCCGTGCCTCTCCATTGATAATCGTTAGTAACTGCTAAAATCCTAGTATTTAAAATTGGCAAATATCTACCTTTGGAACCTCTATAACTTACATTTACATCTACAGTTCCTCCGATTTCAGTAGCTTCAATTTCGGAATAAATAAATTGTTTCAAATCCATGCCGTCTCCAAGCATTGGAGTTTCTAGTTGGCAATAAATGCGATTGTAAAGATCGGTTGTCGTGCCGTCAGGATTAATTTGGAGATATGTATCGTATCGTTCAGGCTGGAATGCTTCCCACAAATGATTGTAAGACCCGTCTGCGGTGGGAGCATAATCAACTGAAAATTGAAAGCATCGATTTTGACTGTCAATTTTCCCAGTCGTCCATTGAACGGGTCGAGTTCCAGTCCATACTCCAGCCCATGCTGGTTGCCTGCCTGATCCCCACTCTGCGGCAGGAGCATAGTCCATAACCATCGTGTCAGTATTAAGTTTTGACAAGTATGGAACGGAATACATTAAATAGTTTTCAAACGCAACGGCACAAATATTCGATGGATTCCCATCCATCAAACGCTTTGTTCGCGCCATCTCGATATCTTTAAACAATACTTGCGAACTTAAATATGAAGCCGCCGCAACATCCGCCGCAACAAGACCACCATCTGAATACCACCACATTTGCCCTGCCTGAAAAGCAATAGACCGAGGTGCAACGCATCCAACTGTTGGATAAAGTGTGTTCTGAAAATTGGCAGTTGTAGTCCATTGCGTCCTGTCAAGAACTCCAGATGCTAATGAGTAAGTAGCTCGATCCGTAAAAACGATTAGGCGAGTAGATGTATCCTGACCAACATAGGACACAAGACCTGTCACGGGTCGTACGAACGCGAAATCGCCCCTGCCTGTGCCTTGTGTTCGTTCCTTCCAGCTAGTTGGGTCGCCGAGATCACTAGCAAGCACAATATTCTTTTCTGCAATCCACATCCGATTGCCAGAATATGCCATGTGTGTGCCTGTAGGAATGCCGTGATCTTGCGTTCCTTGTTTGTCGCTACCATCCCACCATGCAGGCGCAGAAATGCCATCCTGCATCATTACAATTGTGTGAGCAGGCGTTACTAGTTCGTTTTCTGATGTCGCAAGATTTGCGGTCTTTGTAGCAAGCGCGAAGAAAAGATTATCAACATCAGGATCGAACTTAATGTTGTTTAGTTTGTAATCATTCCAGTTTTTAGGCTGAACT